TTTATATTTTATATATGTGCTCTTGTAGTTTGTTTATTATCTCATCATAAGACTCTTTTGCATCTTTGTTACTTATGTCTGTAAGCATTGAAAAGATTAAACAAGAAATTATTTGTTTTCTTTCATACTCATAAAGGTTCAGAGATAGTTCTATTATTTCTTTTGCTTCTCTTGTCATTTGTTTAATTGTTTTAGTTTATATATTTTACTTTCTAATTGGTCAATATATTTCATGAATGCATCTATATAATATTTGTCATCTGTTTTTAATTCTTCTAATCTTCCTGAGTTAAAATAATTAAATCCGTCATCAACTCTATCTATTAATTTATTGTTCATTTGTTTAATTGTTTATTGGTTAATAAATTCTATATAGTTTTTATATTCTTCTTTAAAGTTGTTTAAATATTCTTTATCTGTTAAGGCTTTAGACAATTCATTTATCCAGTCTTTAGAATTAAACAAACAATTATTTAAATCTATTTCATAGTAATGAATTAAAGCTTCTTTTATTTCTGCTCTTGTCATTTGTTTTTATTTTTAATTATTAATGTTATTATTATAGCAGTTATCATATAACCAAAGTTAACTATAATAAAAGGGTTTAGTATATATTCTATCATTGTTTAATTATATTATATAACATTGCACCAATTAAAGTAATTGTAATATATTTAAATGCTCTGTTAATTTGGTTAATTATTTTATTATCTCTTTTAAGTTTTATATATTCTTTTAATGTATAAACTTTTATATTATTATTTTTCTCAATAATAACTAGGTTTGTCTTTGTAACTTTTATACTCATTAGATATATATTTTAGCTCCGTTGATTATCTCTATTATAATAAATGAGAGCATCGGAAGAATTAAACCTGTTACTACTGCTAAACCTGTCAAGGTTGTTTTGTCCTGTTGTTTTAGTTTGTTCATTTGTTTTGTTTTAATTGTTATTATGATATTATAGCGTAAATTACTATTGATATAGGTAATACAACGCCAAATAATATATATTTAATTGATTGTATTGTATTATTTTTTTGTTTTAGTTTGTTCATTTGTTTTGTTTTTAGTTATAAAGTTCTTCATTAACAACACCATCTTTTAGGTGTTCCCATATTTCAGTTAAATCGCTTAAGTCTTTTTTGTTTTGCGTTATGTCTTCTCGGTCTTCAAAATTTGATACGTGTACTGTTCCACATTCAGAAAAGGTACTAACATAGCCATTTTTTAAATCACAAAACCATCCGTTATCTTCTTCAGACCAAAGGTTAGTAACGAAAGGATGTTTTTCTATTAATTCAATTAATTTTAGTTTGTTCATTTGTTTTGTTTTTAATTATTAATTATACTGCAATATATAAACTTATATTTAATTAAATGTTAAAGAAATGTTAAAATTATGTTAAAATTTTATTTCTGTTCTGTTTCCGTTCCATTTATTCCCCTCTAAATACCAAATAAAATTTCTTTGATATATTAAAGGTTTACCAATATACTCTAAAATTCCGTTTAATCTTTCTTTGGTTGTATTACTGAACCAACCACAATTAGACAATATTAATTTATTATCTTTTATTTCGGCTATTAAATTATTATGCAAATAGAATTTATTATTTACAATAAATGTATTTGATTTACTATAATTAGTATTATTGAAAAAGGCTTTTACTGACTCTTTTGTAATTTGTCTCATTTTGTTTAGTTTTTATATTATTGTTTTATGTTCTCTTTTATAATATTCTTTAATACTTTTAATATCTTCTTTTAATTCTTGGTTTGTCATTCTTGCAAGTTTTAAAGCGTCTTTTGTACTTTCTATTTCATCACCTGCAAAGTCAAGAATAAAATTAATTAATTTGTTTCTTTGTTGTTTTTCTTTTGTCATTGTTTTATATATTTATTTATATTTTGTTTAATATCTCTTTTTGCTAGTTCCAAATATATATTATTAATATCTTTATCGGTTATATTAATAAAGTCATTAAAATAATTTTGATATATATTTATAATTAATTTTAGTTTATCTTTTGTCATATCTTTATTTATTTATAATTGTTCTATTTCGTTTTGTAAATCATCTATCATATTTAATACATTTTGTACCTGTGATATTCTATATAATTTATTACTATTCTTATTATTTATTTTATCCATTATTAAAGAATAGACATTATCTAGTAATTTTATCGCTTCTTTGTTTTCCATAGCTTTATTTTTAAAATGGTAATTTGTTTAATCCGTTTTGATATGTTAGTAAATACTTTATTATATCATTATTAATATTATTTATATTGTCGAAGCCTTCAAACTCATTTTGTAAATCGTTCATTATTTCATGAGCGTAATAATTTAATATTGAATTTACTATATATTCAGAATTAATATTTTCAGTAGGTAAATTTTCTCCAGTCATATCGTTGTATAATTCCGAAGCGTGTGCAATAACTTCAAAAGCATTAGAAAAAGAATTATTAATAAATTCATTACAACGACTAAAATATATTATAGTATAAATTTCATCTGAAATAATATAATCAAAATTAGTTTGGTTTTCATAATCTTCAAGAGTATCTACTATTGAATTAATTATGTGATTTTTAAAGTGTGTTGTATCCATTGTTTTATTTTGTTTTATTGGTTTATATAAATTCGTTTAGTTCTAAATCAAATTGAGATACATTTAATTTGTTTAGCTTCTTAATTACAGGGTCTAGCGTTTTAGAAACGTGAACACATTTAGAATTAAAAAATATTGACCATTCATTTTTATTGAATTGAATATGTCCCATGTTATCTAAATGAGTTCTAAAATCTATTGCAGGGGTTTCTCCTGTATTTAATTTATCTTTAATTGTTTGTTTAATAATTTCTTTCATTGTTTTATTTTTAGTTATTTGTTATAATTATTTTTAAAAGCTATATCTGATAGCTTGTCTAGTATTGAATTAGTCAGCTTTTCTTTTTTAGTTCGTTTGTCATATACTGGACTAAAGTTGTCCGCTATTGTATCAAACATAAACTCTAATTCTTTTTTCGTAAAGTACTTTTTTAAATCTTTTGTCATTTGTTTCTTATTAAATATACTCAAATATATAAAACTAATATAAATAAGTAGAAATGTAAATGTTAAAATTTTGTTAAAATTATGTTAAAATTTTATACACCTTTAATATTACGTGCGCACACGTATACAAAATATATTTGACACTACAAAAATATTTTATGCTTTTCTACTGGCTTAATTTGTTTTTATAATTGTGTAAAAATATAGACATTATTTAGAATAAATCTAAATAGTAGAAGGGGGATAATGTTAAACAGGGGATAATGTTAAACAAGGCATAATATTAAACAGACCCCATAATGTTAAACACCTTAATGTTAAACAAATTATCGGATAACATATTTTCCAGAATTGACTCCTTGAATTAAATATTGTAAAGAATACCTTATTGCATCTATAAAGTGATTATACTTATCTATTGGCTTCTCTCCTTTATCGTGCCATACATAGTTGTTTAGCTCTCGTATAATACCACTAGAGTTTCTCTCTACTATAATCTCATAATCTTGCATTAAAGCAATACCAGATAGTATACTACCCTTCTTCTTAATAGTAGGTCTTATGTTTAATCCTGTGTTTCTTAATTCATTTATAAGTCTAGGTTCTGCACTATCACATATTATTAAATCTGCTGCACATTCCTGTCTATTCCTAAATGCTATGTCAGAAGTAGATAAACCAGTCTTTCCGTATATTTCTTTAACATATACCTTTCTAACCTCTTTGTCAATAGAAACCTTTACAAGTGTTGTCATATCCATAGAGAAACCAAAATCTTGACCATAACAGGTTAATTCTGTCTGTGCAAACTCTCCTACTTTCCAATTCCTTATAATTGTTCCTTCAGCTTTCTCCATCCAACCACCTAAAATAACGTGTTCAAACTTAGAAGGGTTTCTTCTCTTCATCTCATATAACTGTGTTAAGAATGAGTCTGATAGATTATCTTTATTATCTTCGTATGTAGTATGTATATAAGTAGCATCATCCTTTATACCGTTAAAACCACCTTTTATACTTTTATATAAAAAATACCTTTGATATATCCAATGCTCTTTTGTAGCAGGGTTTAATATTAAAATACATCTATTCTGTTTATTCTGTGAACGTATAGAAAAGTCTATCTTGTTAAACACATCTTCTTCCATAAGCTCTTCTGCTTCA